GAAAAATATTGCGACAGGCGGCGTTCTGGAACGCATCCGCCGACTGACCCCGCCACATGTAACCGCCCCATTCAGAACGGTAGCGGAGTGGCGCGAGTGGCAACTTGCTGAAGGCCAGAAACGTAGCGAGGAGATCAACCGCCTGAATCGCCAGTTGCGGGTGGAAAAAATTCTGAATCGTTCAGGCATCCAGCCGTTGCACCGTAAATGCTCGTTTGCGAATTACCAGGTGCAGAACGACGGTCAGCGCCATGCTCTGAGCCAGGCGAAATCCATTGCCGATGAATTGATGACCGGATGTACAAACTTCGTGTTCAGCGGTAAACCTGGTACCGGTAAAAATCACCTGGCAGCAGCGATTGGCAATCGGCTGATGGCGAAGGGGAGAAGCGTGATTATCGTCACCGTGTCCGATGTCATGAGCGTGTTGCATGACGGCTACGACAACGGCCAGTCCGGGGAAAAATTTTTACAGGAGCTTTGTGGAGTTGACCTTCTGGTCCTTGATGAAATTGGCATGCAGCGGGATACGCGCAACGAGCAGGTCACGCTGAACCAGATAGTCGACCGCAGAACGGCTTCGATGCGTAGTGTCGGAATGCTGACGAACCTGAATCACGCAGCGATGAGCACACTCCTCGGAGATCGGGTGATGGACCGTATGACCATGAATGGTGGTCGTTGGGTGAATTTTAACTGGGAGAGCTGGCGGTCAAACGTTGGACGTCAGGGTATGTGAGAATTTTTGACGAGGTAAATTTTCGATGGAAACTGTATTGCATGCACTGAAAGCGATGGGAAAAGCCAATTCTGTTGAACTGGCGGCGCGGCTTGATATCAGCCGTGAAGAAGTTCTTAACGAACTGTGGGAACTCAAAAAAAATGGCGTTGTTGATAAAACGGGTCACACCTGGTTTCTGGCTGTCGAAGGTGAAGCTGGGGTAACCGAAGGGCAGGCACTACAACCTGAAGCGCCGGATGTGGTAACCGAAGAGGTCGCTCCAAAAGTTACCGCAGACATGATGGTTGAGTTTATCGGTCAGGATGGTGCTAAAACGTGTGAGGAACTGGCGGGGAAGGTTGGCGTCAGTACTCGCAAGGTTGCTTCCACGCTGGCGGTGGTAACCGCAACGGGGCGGCTGGCACGCGTTAATCAGAACGGTAAATTTCGTTACTGCATGTCGGGGGGTAATTTACCAGCAGATCCGAAAGCCGCGCCGGTAACGAAAAATGATGGTAAGGCCTTTCCTCAGCCAGCAGGTGCTGCGTTACCAGTCCGGGAAGCCGCAACACAGGAAGAAATTAAAACAGAAACTGTGGCGGACATTGTGCAGCCGTTGCTATCGTTTACCGAAACGCAAGCAGATGAGCTGATTTTTCCGTCCCTGCGCAGGGCAAACCTGGCGCTGCGCAGGGCGAAAAGTGATGTCCAGAAGTGGGAGCGAGTCTGCGCCGCGCTGCGGGAGCTGAACAAGCACCGGGATATTGTTCGACAGATTACTGATTCTTCCCGCCGTGTTGTATCGGAAAAGTGATTGCCGGAGGCGCTTATGGCAAAAGTATTTACACCAGAAGAGCGGGAAGAAGTGAAGGCGCGCATTGTGGAATTCGTGCGCCTGAGCGGACGAGAAACTTTTCGACAACTGGCAGATAAAACGGGTGTCAGTAAGACCGCTATTCGTTGTTTATCTGGTGCGCTTGCGGCCAGTGGTGATGTCTGGCTCTCTGGTTGCGGGGTATTTCCATCAGAGCAGGCGTATCGCGTATGGCGTAAGACACCGGAGAAGGCTGCTGACCCGACACTGATTCGAAAGTTACCTGACGGAGAAATACGTCGTTACAACAGACGGCAGAACATAATTTGTCGTGAGTGCCGCCAGAGCGAAGTTATGCAGCGTGTGCTGGCGTTCTATCGGGGAAACTTTCAGGAGGCGGTACTGTGAGTGAATTAG